CATCAATGCGAATCAGTTTAACGTCACTTATCAAACCGTTGGGGTGGTCCTCAATTTTGATTTTCATTATGACCCCGCCGTATAACTTGGCTGTCCGCCCCATTTAACGGTATATTCGCCATTCATTATTTCCCCGTTAACCAGATCCGGACCAGTGGAACCCGTTAAGAAACCGGAACCGCTTAAAGTGGCCGCCGTTGTTTCACCGGATTTCATCGGATAGGTGATTGTTACCGTTTCCGCAACCGCGGTAATGGGTGGAAATGTGGATGCGGATTGATCCCATTGAAACTCACAACTGAACTCTCCGCCGTCAACCAGATCATCTGGTTGAAACGCCTTCCAATCCGATGTTCCCAGGTGCGAAACATCCAGGGATTCCCGCCCCATCCCGGACCCGCCTATTCTGGAATAATTAGCAGTAAAACCGCTGGTTCCAAAAACGATAGTAGCGCTATTACCAGTCATAGCCATAACCTTAACTCCTTAAAAACTTGGTATTGATTCAGTCAATACAATTTGAAAATTTAAACTCGTAACGTATAGCCCGCCATCGCTTCCATCGGCCGGCACTAGATAACCACTTACCCTACTGGATAATTGGCAACTTTGTATTGTTTCACCCCCCGCGCTTCCCTCGTATCCCTGCAATCCCCCGCGGACCTTTTCCGCCAGGCCCTCCGCCGCTAACCGTGTCTCCGCATAACATGAAACGTTTATTTCACTGGTAACGATTCCCCCGCCGCCTGAGATGATATGCTCATGGTCCGTGTTTGTTTCATCAATCACAATCGCCGGGAATGTTTCCTTTTGTATCAGTGCATCCGGCCGGATGCGGCTTGACACCAAATCCGTAACGGCTGTAACCGTTAAAAGGTAGGTCCTAATTCCTGTGCCGATTCCTGCCATTACCTATTGCCCTTTTTGGCCGCCATTATAACCGCTGCTGTAACCGCCTTACGCGCTTTTGCTTCAACGATTCGTTTAGTTGCATCGTTCGCCTGCGCCCTCGCTTCTTTTTGCCAATGAATACCCGCAACACGGCCGCCGCCATGCCTACCCCAATATACTGCAACGTGTCCATCGTTAACTAGATGCGCATAAGGGGCCGCCTTTTCAGATCCCCGGCTATAATCATATCCCGCTGTAACGCCCAGGATTCCCCGTTTCCGTAGCTGCGCCGCGTTTTTCCATTTACTAGATGGTTTATGCGTTATGGCCTTTTTCAGTTTATCAACGCCACCCTGCCGCCTCGCCGCGGTTGATGCGCTCCAATCCTCATAGGTTCCGGTCTGGCTTGATCTAGGCGTTAACCGGCGATATGCTTTTTTCTGTTCTGTGGAAACCGCGGTTAAAATCTTCCGTTCAACATTTCGTTTTAGGCTATCGCTTAACATTGCAAACGATTTATTCATTTGCATAATGTCGGCCTTCGATATTTGTATGGTAACAGCCGCCATTTATGCCGCCTCCGTACAAAACAACCAGATTTCCCGGTGGTGTGTATCTCGCCGCTGTACAGACTCAATATTCAGGGTTTTAGTTCCCCATTTCGCCCGGTGTTCCGGTGTTGGCATGGTTCCAGATTCAGGGTAGCGGATCCTAACAACGGCCTGGTACTTAGCGTCAACCTGTTGACCCCTCACGGTTTCGCTTCCGCCCTTGTAAATCACTTCCGCGTAAACTGTGCTGTAGGTTGTCCATGTCGCCGTTATCTGTCCGGCGCTGTCCGCGGTTCCTGTATCGCTTTGCAATTCTACGCGATGCCTTAATGACCCGGCTCGTACCATAGAAAATGATCTCCCAGTTTGTAATGCGCTAAAATATTATTAACTGACAACGGCAAACTCGCGGTAATTGTTCCAATAACTACCGGCTCTCTGTTTTGGAAGTAATGCCCAGCCAATAGCAACGCGGCCTGTTTGATTCCTTCAGGGGTGGCGGATGAATCCCCATAACCACATACAAACCTAATTTCAACCGCATCAATCTCGCGCCGGCTGGTGGGCCAAACCTCATCAAACGCGGGTTGTATTATCCCCGGTTCCCTGGAATCAGAAACCTTATATTTGCTGCTGTCCAGGGTTGTCTGTACCCCGTCAGTATCAATATATTTTATATGTGTAATAGATTGTAATTGCCCTTTAGGGATGTTGATTTCAACCCGTCCCGCCGGCAATCGGTCTGTGATTAGATCATAGGTTGCGGTGCATATTTGCCGGGACGTTTCCGCCTCTATATACAGTGTAGCCGCTTTAATGTATTCGCCTATCTGGGAATCAAAATCACTTATATCAATCGCAATGTGACTTTTAACCTCTGTGGTAGAGATCGGTTCATCGGTAGGCGCTGTGATTGTTTTGATTGCGTAATTGTTACTCATCAATTACCTTTTTGGCTCGTTTTTTTGGTGCTTTACGCGCGGCCGCTTCCACCACGGGCCGCCGACCGGGGGATTTGCCCCCGGCCGGTTCGGCCTGCATGGAATCCAAAAGCCGCTGCCCTTCGTCGTCCGATACTTCGATTATGTCGCCCACTGATTGGGTAAAATCTGTACCGGCCCTACTTACTAACAGCTTAACTTTCATCATTTCCCCTTTAACTGGCCGCCTGGATTAAGTGCTTAATTGGATTTGTTCCCGCATCCAACAAAACACTATCATGGCGACTAAATGCTACGAAACCGGTCTGGTCATAATCCCTGTAACGTTCATCCATGCGGGCAAGTTTGACCCCGCCTGCGTCACGGATTAAGAACTTAGAAAAATCACCAAACAAAACGGTTTTCGCTGCTGCTGCAATCGAACTTGCCATCTCCTGATTAACCACAACCGGTTTCCCTAACAGCATATCAGGCGCATCGGATGTTAAACCCGGTTGCCATAGATACTGATTATTGGAATCCTTCAATTTGCGTACAGCAGATTTTACGCTGTTGTGCATCATAAAACCGGCGCTGCTTGAATCCTGGTAAGCAGGATCCACGCTTGCAAGTAAATCAATCAATTCATCCATGGTTATAGCCGTTGTACTTGCAGCGGTTACGCCCAGGGTTGAACCCGTAACGATTCCTTCGGGTTGGCTGGATCCTGTACCGGTTGTGAAATGCTCCGCGGTAATGCGGCCAATTCTCTCACCAATCATTGATCCAATTTCAGCGCCTAGATTAAAAGCGCTGTCCTGCATTAGTTCAGCACTAACACGGATTAGTTTAGAACTGTATTTGTAGGCGTTTAGTGTTACGCTTCCATATACAACATCTTGTTCACTAACCTGGGTGTTTTCCGCTAGGATTGCGCCCTTATTGCTAGTATCGTTTACGGTCGGCCAAGGAATATCATTCCCGGATGCCGTCCGTAAAATCCTACTAACACGACGCGGACCGCCAAACGCTAACAATGCTTTTTCCAGCTCATTGCTAAAGCCCTCTGGGATAGTGTAACCACCGGCCGCGTCCGTAGTGCTTTGGGCACGAAATTCGCCACCAAAACCATTGGCGTTGTACTTAACGGTTTGGCGGTAATCAATTTCTAAAAACACGTTGTCAACCTTCACGCCACAACGTTTTGCAGCCGCGTGTAGATCATCGGTTACATCTTGGCCGGATTGATGACGACACCAGGCGACCAACGCTTTGGATTTAGTATCATCCGTAATTGGTTGTGCTTCGTCATTCCTTCGCGCCTGCCATTCAGATTTATCACGTTCTTCGCTGATAGATTCCAAACGCGCAGAAACATCTAGTTTCTGCTTTTCTGCTTGTTGCGACTCTAATACGCCATCATATTCCGCATTAACGTCGTCCCAACGCGCCCGCTGTTCATCCGTCCAACTGTCCTGAGAATCACCCAGGGTTTTAATTTCAGCGGCTAACGTGTTCCGCTGTTCCTGTAGTTCCTGCAATTTGTCAATTGCCATGATTAGTTACCTTAAAAAGAATTTTCAAGATACGCGCCTAGAATTGGCCGTACCAATAAACAAAAATGTTTGCCTATTGCAACGGCCTAAACGCCTTTGCTTTAGAAGTTACCAGCCCAGACTAAACGCCCGGCTGATAGTAGGATTATCTACAAATCGTTATTCGCGTCAAGTTTAATTTTTGATAGTCGGACCTTTACCGCGTCCGCTTCCCTGTTTTTATCCGATTCCCAGGCTGAAATAGCCGTTTTAGCTTCTTCTATATTTTCCGCGGATCGCAAACCCGTTGTGGCTGATTCATACGCCGGGTAAGTAACCACCGAAACATCAAACAAATTAGCGTCCGTTATGTTTCTGAATGTCTGGCCGTTGCTACGTTCAATATCCT